AAATAAGCCGCGGGCGCGCATTGACGTTTTTAACGACATAAATAGCGAAGCCGTTAATTTTTTTCGCGTGTTGCGCGATAGGGAAAAAATGGAGCGGTTGCGCGCGTTGGCGCAGTTGCACGGGCAAGGGTGCGAAAACACGGACGACGTTATGCGCGCGTGGCGGTTTTTCTACGCGATAAAAATGGCGTTCGGTGGCAAACAAGGCAACGGGGTCTGGCACAGCGGTTTACGTAAAAAAAGCCTAGTGCATGCGTATTTGGGCGTTATTGAACAGTTGCCCGAAATTTATGACCGATTAATTACTGTGTGTTTTGAACATGACACCTGGCAAAAAATTATGGAACGGTACGACATGCCAACCACGTTTTTTTACGTTGACCCAGACTATTTTTTGCGTGAACGCAAAGCCCAAAGCGATTTATATGCGGACGGTGTGCAAGCCGACCACTATGTTGAATTAGTGCGGCGGCTGTTATGCATAAATGGCATGGCAATAGTCGTCTGCCATTACGGCGATGCTTATATGCCGTTACTAAACGCGGGCTGGGTGCGGCGTGATTTTCCAGTATATTGCAGTCGTTTTTGTCGGGGGCATGAAGGCGCACACACGGGAAGACAAGAAACGCACACGGCGACGGTTCTCATTTGCCCGCGCACGGTGCACGCGTTGGGCGCGCGGTTATTTTGTTAGAGTGGTGGCACGCATGGAAAAGGTTAAAAATCCTTTGAAATGGGTCGGTGGTAAGTATAGGCTGACCAAGTGGCTGCTGGCGTTCATGCCGCCCCATCAGGTTTATGTTGAAGTGTTCGGCGGGGCGGCGCATTTGCTTTTTACCAAGCCGCGGTCGCACATAGAAGTCTACAACGACGTTAACCCTGATTTGGTTAATTTTTTCCGTGTTATGCAAGACGGGGAAAAGGCGCGCGCGCTGATGCTACGGCTAGCGTTGACGGCGGTAAGCCGCGAAGAATACGACGCAATGTTGGCCGCCAATATGCACGGCGCAGACGACGTTACGCGCGCATGGCGGTTTTTCTATTTGTTGCGGCTCGCGTTCGGTGCACATTACGGGTCGACTTTTGGCTACGATGTAACAGGAAGCGCGACGGTGGTGAATTCATACCTTGCGGCAGTTGAAGCAATTGCGTGGGCGTCCAAACGGTTGCACGGCGTGGTAATAGAAAACAAAGACTGGGCGGAAGTCATAGAACAATACGACTCACCTAGCACGTTTTTTTACTTGGACCCCCCATACCTACCAGAAACAAGGCGCATTGCCAACGTTTACGAGTACGAGTTGGGTAGGCGCGAACACATTAGACTAGTCGAGCGGTTTCGCAATATTAAGGGCATGGCAATGTTGTCGTGCTATTTCGGGGACGTATACATGCCTTTAATTGAGGCGGGGTGGCAGCGGTACGACAAGGCAACGAAGTGCTCAGTGGTCGGGGCAATACGCGGGACTACGTTCAAGGGGCGGGGTGGTCGGTCGCAAGAGAGCGCGTTGCGAACGGAGACGCGGCTAGTATGCCCGCGAACCGTTAGCGCATTGGGTACGTTACTGTTGCATGGTGCGGCGGACGCCTAGTAAAAGGCCGTGCGCGGCGGCATTTATTTATGCGGGTTGCGCGATGTTGCACTCGCGTGCAATCGTGTGCGTGACTACGCGCACACATGCACATGCGTGAAACCCTATATTTTACTAGGGTTTTCGCGTGCAAAAAATTTTGCTTGACTTTGGGGCGTGGTTTATGGTATGCTTTGGGTAGAAGGTTGGGCATGGGGCCCAACCAAGGGAAAACAAGGGATAACGGTATGAACAGCAACATACACGAAACCACCAAACGAGAGGGTGCTCCTATGGTTACAGTAGTAGCAACAGACGAACTACGCGAACGGGTGCGCGCGGCGGTTGCCGCGACGCTGACGGGCAACGCGTTCCCATATGCGCGGCTGGTAGTGGACGGCAACGGCATGCGCGTAACGTCGCACCTTGGCCACCTGCGTTATAGCGGGACGGTGACGGTCATTGCGCGCGACGGCGCGGAGGGTGACGCTGCGGCGTTAGTTAGCGGGTCGGCGTTGGCAGAGTACCTTGAAACCGTTACGCGCGCGGGCGTGCGCATAGCGTGGTACAACGACCGCATTGTATTGACCGACGGCGACGGGGTGTTTTCCATAAGCAAGGCGGCGGGCGGAAGGGAAAGCGATGTCGCGGTAAACGCGGACGCGGTCGAAGTGCGCGGTATGCCGTGGGACATCGCCGACGGGCTAGAAGCGGACGCGGTCGTACGCCTGAGCGTACTTTACGGGGAAGTCACGGTCGCCGCATACGACGGCACAAAATACTGTGCTGGCCGCGTGGCAATATGCGGCGGGTTCGAGGACCTAAAGGCATACGCATACATTAAGGCCGAAGCCGCGCAATTCATGGCCAAGTATTTCGATGCGGAACGGCCGCAATGCGTACGGGTCGGGGAGGAATACGTAGAGGTCACGGACGGCGAACGCACGGCATTAATACCAAATGACCACAAAGACATTTTCCCCATAGTGATGTCGGTAGACACACATTTAACCGTAGACCACCGTAGCATGATAAAGGCGGCGCAACGGGCGCGTGCGGCGTACGGGCACGTTCCGAACGGGCGCGCGTGGATTAGGGTCGACAAGTCGGGCGTACGGGTCGGCTCGGACTGGTTTATAACGGCCGACCACGAGGTCGCCGTGTTGCATGTAGGCGAAGGTGTAGGACCAGCAACGTATACGGTCGACGCGGATACCTTGCTTTGGGCGCTGCGCGTGGTAGACGACGAAGACGGCAGCGGTATAGGTATCGCGGCGAAATTCGGGCGCCTTGACATTGTAGGCGCCACGAGGTTCGCCATAATACCCGAGACAATCTAGGCGGCACGGGCATAAGTAGGGCGCGGCGCGGGTGCGCGGTCGTGATAAGTATCGCGGCGGCGTGCCCGCGTTCTATTTTCCACGGCGTTATGTGCGCGGCGCGGGTTGTGTATAATGCGCGTACGGTGTAAAGGCTATAAAAACGAACGGGGAACAGCGAAATGAAAGCCACACAGCGCAAAAAATTAAAGCCCGTGCATGTACCTAGCGCAAAAAAAATCGAGGAAATAATGGCGGTCATACGGCTATGCGAAGGGTGGACTGCGGACGACATTGCACGAACGGCGGGCGTAAGCGTTGATGCGGTGTATTCTTGGATGGCGGGGCGGCGTAGGCCGCGGCCAATAACATGGGCGCGGGTCGTGTGCGCGTTGCGGCCACGGGGCTGGTTCGACGCGGAGGGGCGATTCGTGCCGCGGGCGGTCGGGGCGGAGCACGTAGTAGCGTGGCGGTTGTTGGGCGACAGGCGTGGCACATTGCCGCGGGCAACGGAGCGGGTACTACAGCGGCGCGAACGGAAGCGGTAGGCCATGGGGTCAAAGCGGCGCGACAAGGCCGAAGAACGACGGCGGCGGTTGGAACTGGTGGAGACCTTGTGCCTTGAAGGCAAAGGGCCCAAGGAAATAACGGAAATCCTAACAAAAGAGTACCACATAGCAACAACGGAGCGGACGGTTAAAGGCGATTGCGCGGAAGTGCGCAAGGCATGGGCGGCGTGGATGGTGACGGGCGCGGCGGAAGCGCGGGCGGAATTGGTGCGCAAGTGGTTGCGGGCGTTCGATGAGGCATGGGATAGTTTTTTGCAAAGCAAGAAGAACATTAAGGTGCGGCGCGGCAGCGCGGTGAACACGGACAAGGCGGGCAATAGTACGGTGCGCAAATGGCAAACGGAGGAGCATGAGTTCGGGGACGTGCGTTATTTTTTGGCCATGAACATCGCGGCGCAAAACGTGGCGCGATTCATTGGTATGGCGGGGGCCATAGAAGCCGACGGGGATGCCGTGACTACGGAGGACTTTTTAAAGGCGGCGGCCAGTCCCGAAGACTACAGGGCTATGGTGCGGTGGGTGAAGGAAAAACTAATCGAATATGCGAAAGGCGACAATGGTGCAAGCAACGCGCGCGGGGGGGCTACGGTTTAGTCCCGACTTTGCCATATGGCAGGCCGTGTTTAGTGAGCGGCCCGTGGACTTTTGCGAGATGTGCTTGGGCATACGGCTAACACGGTACCAGGCCGAAATAGCGGAGGCCATCGTGCGGCATAAGTACGTGGCGGTGCGCAGCGCGAACGCGGTCGGCAAAACATTTTTAGCGGCGGCGTTAGCGGTGTGGTACATTGCGACGCATACACCTGCCTATGTAGTTACCACGTCGGCCAGTTGGGTGAGCCAGCGGAAGCAATTGCTGCCCGAAGTTGCGCGCATTAAGGCGGGGGCGACAAGTGCGGCGTTGCGCGACTTGGGCAAGGTGCTAGCGACGGAGTGGCAAATAGCGCCGCATTATGGGCTGTTTGCGCTGAGCCCAGTGGACCCCGAAGTCTTTGCGGGGTATAGGCCGCCAGCGGGTGCGGGCACGTTTGTCATAGTAGACGAGGCCAGTTCATTGTCGGACGAAATTTATAACGCCATTTTGGGCGTGGTAACGTCGGCGGAGAGCCGCGTGCTATTGCTCGGCAACCCGTTGCGCGCAGACGGGCCATTTTATAGGGCGTTTAAGTCGCCAAATTGGCGTTGTTTCAAGGTGTCGGCATACGACAGCCCGAACGTGACGGGGGAAGCGGAAGGGGTGCCTGGCTTGGCCACGGCGGAATGGATAGAAGAACGGCGGGCCGAATGGGGCGAAGCCAGTCCCATGTTTAAGGCGCGGGTGTTGGGGGAGTTCCCCGAAGACACGGGGCAGGTCTTGTTCCCATTGTCATTGTTGGCGGAAGCGGTCGGGCGGTGGGAAAACCGTGGCGGGGCGGGCGAAGGGGACACGGGCGAAATGGTGCGGGTAGGGGTTGACGTGGCGCGGTTCGGTGAGGACTATAGCGTGATCCAAGGGGTGAAGGGGCGGGTGGCGTTCGAACCCGAGCGGGTGCACGGCGCGGACTTAATGGACCTAACGGGGCGGGTTGTGGAATTTGTGCGGCGGCACGGGGCGGCAATCGTAAACGTGGACGAGATAGGGCTAGGCGCGGGGGTGTTGGACAGGCTGCGCGAGGTCGGCGTGAACGCGGTCGGGGTGAATTTTGGCGCAAAAGCACGGGACGCGGACGCGTTCGCAAACGTACGGGCGGAGGCCTACCATGCACTAGCGGAATGGATGCGGGACGGCGGCGCAATACCAAACGACCCACGGCTACAGGCGGGGCTTGCCGCGGTAGAGTACAAGTACAACAGCGCTGGCAAGTTAGTACTTAAAGACAAGGAACACATAAAGGCAAAACTAGGGTATAGTCCAGACGAAGCGGACGCCTTAGCGCTGGCGGTTTATAAGCCGTTTACGGAGTTGCGGCTGATTTAGCGCGCACGGCACGGGCGTGCACATGGCGGCAAAGCCGAAAACAGCGCGGCGACGGGCGCAAATTTGGCGCGTGTGTTATATCGGGGCGGGTGGCTATCGCGGCTCCTAGGGCATTCTAGGCGGCCGTTTTTATGGGGTGAATTTAAGAAAATCGACATAGAAGGCCAAAACAATGGAAAAGGGCGCGGGACAAGGCAGTGGCGGGCGGTATGAATGCACGGCGTTCGTGCTTGACATGTTGCGCGAAATTGGCGGCGGTCGGGCGGTGGTCGGGTTCGAACGGGTAACGGACGGGCAAATGCGGGCGGGTGACGTGGTGTTATTTGTGCGCGGTGCCGAAGCACACGTCGGTATATTGAACGAAACGGGGCAAGTGCTCCATAGTATAGGCGGGCGTGTGACGGTGAGCGCGGTCGCGGCGTTTGCCGCGGACAAAATAGAGGTATGGCGTGCGCGATTTAGCGGCGGAAATTAAAAGGCGTATTATAGCGCCGTCGTCGGACCTAATTTTAATCCCGCTGGCGCGGTTCTTTGCGGACCCAAGCCAAGACGTGGGGGACATGACACGGCTGGCGTCGTTGGGCTACGGCGAAACGGTGACAAGTCGCGGGCACGAATATGTCGGGGTGCCGTTTATTGTTGACTTGCCAGCGGAAGGGGAAAAAAGCGACCAACGCGGCACTATGGAAATAGACAACACGCTGGGCGTAATGGCCGAAGCGGCGGCCACGTTAACGTCGCGCATATTTTGCGACGTTGAGTTCATAACGGACGCGGACACGGACAAGGTCATAGCGGGCCCGTGGCGGTTCATTGTGACGGGCGTAGAAATCACGGCGGGGCGCATACGGTTAGAGTTTGCCTACCCAACACTGTCGACGGAAATGTTCCCGTCGGTGCGGTTCTTGCCCCATGATTTTCCTGGGCTGTTCGTGGCGGTTGATTGAAATATGCGCATTTTTTACGCGGAGACAATTTTTGGCGAAATTGAAGAATGGCGCGAAGCCCGCGGCCAAACGTTTGAAACGTTGGCGGACGTGGTCGGCCGGCTGCAGGCAACGGGGCGGGTAAAGGGCGACGCGGTGGCGGTGGTGAATGGGGAGGTTGTGTTCGACTTTGCCGCGGTTTCGTTGGACGGGGTCGGTGCGGTTCTGGTGGTCGGCGTGCCAGGCCAGTTTACACTTACTCCCGAAGTGCAAAATAGGCTGCGCATGGTCGGGGTAGTATTGACCAATTTTGCGGCCATGCTAATCGGGGAAGCAATGGGCGGGGTGCGCGGCGCGGTGGCGCGCACGGTCGTGTCGTTGCTGGGCATTTTCGTGTGGCAGCGCATACTCCCACCTGCGGCGGTCAAGCCAGCGCAAGGGTATGCGTTGCGTGCGGTGAGCAATGAGGCGCGGCTGTTCGGGGTGGTGCCCTACGTGTTCGGGCGGTTCAAGTATTACCCACCTTTAGCGGCGCGACCGTTTACGGTCATAGAAGGAAATGAGCAATTTATTCACGTGCTTTTGGCGCTGGGGGTGGGCGACATAGAAGTCGAAACTATACGGGTGGGTGAGGTTGAAGTGGAACGGCTGGCGGGGGTGCGGTACGACATTTTTCGCAGCGATGACAAAAGGCGCATGACGTTTTACGGCGCGGCGTTCGAAGTGGCGGTCGGGGCCGAACTGAAGGCGTTAAAAACCGTGGTGCTTGACGGCGGCGGGGCGGTGTTGGACGTGGGCGAAACCATCTCGCAAGGGGAGGTCGGCACGTTGTGGCGCGGCGGGTCTAAAATGTTCGTCGGCACAACGTACCAAAAGACCACGGAAGGGGTGGCGGAAGTACGGGACACTTATACGGACACGGTGGTCGACCGTGACAAGTACACGGTCGACTATAGCACGGGGCGGCTAACCTATAGCGGCGGGGAATGGGCGGACGGCACGGCGCGGTGGGCGGTCACGTATGTGCCAGCGGATAGGGCGGTCGAGTCGGGCATTAACGTGCGGGCGCAACAGTTAAGTTTTGACTTGGAAGCCTTGGACGGGATTTATAGGGAAGGCGGCAGCGGCACGAGCACGGTGAAGGACGAGGCGCTGGTAATATTTCGCGCGGAATATCGCGCGAAAGGCGCGGCGCGGTGGCGACCTTATATTAGGTTTCGCGAGCGTAACCGTAAAAAAGAATTTAAGGGCGGCACGGCATTCCTACAGTTGCCCATTGTTCCGATTACGCGCGTGCGGGCGGTGGTCGACCTTACGGGAGACGATTATTGGACTGGAACGCAGCGGGCATTAGCGCCGTGGGAGTATTCGGTCGACAAGGATACGGGGCGGGTGTACTACAGCGGGGGCGATTGGCCAGCGCCGCCATGGCGGTACGAAGAACGGAACGAATACCGCGGCGTGCAAATGCTGGACTGGGACTATAGCGAGAACAAGTTGGTGGTACACATTGACCCGACGCGCATTTTGTTGTTGCCGCGGCCAGGGCCATTAACGGGTGAAGAGGGGCCAATATTAGCGGGCAGCGTGGAGGTATGGCATCGCATACCAACGGGCGCAATCCCGCCACTGGCCCAGTATAAGTACGTTCAGGTCGGCGCGGACAAGTACGACGTGAACTATACGGCGCGCGAGTTGGTGTACAAAACGGGGGCGTGGCCCATGCCGTGGGTTAACGGCGACGGCATGCCAGCGTACCTAATAAAGTACAAGGTTGGCATTGTGCAAAAGCCCGAACGCTGGCGGGTGTATTACAGTTTTGACCCGTCGGCGGTATGGTTGCCGCATGTCACGGTGGCAAATGTCGGGGCGTGGCTGAGCACGGCGCGGGCGGACGTTGCGGCGTTATGCGCGAATATTAGGACGGTCTTACCAGCCAATCGCAAAATAACGGCAACGTTAAAAAATACCTTAATTTTAGAAATTGAGCGGGTTCAAAAGCGATTAAGCACGTTGGACAAGTTCGCGGACATTTGGCCAACGGCTCAAGCGGTGCAGGACTACGCGGCAACGGGCGACGGCTTGGGCACGCTGAAGGTCCTAATTGCTGGCATGGTCGAAATTGAAGACATGGCGGCGTCGCCAATAGAGGGGTACATTGAACGGGCTGCAAGTTTGGTCGGCGCGGTGGATTGCCTGACGACTTTTCGGCATTCGTTGGCGCGCACGTACGGGTCGGATGCCGAAAAGTACGCGGCCATGCAGTACGAAATAGAACGGTACGCACAGGCCCAATGGGATTTAGGCGACGCATACGGCGACCCGTGGGCGTTGATTAATGAAGAAGGGGAAGCGTGGCGCGACATGCAGGTGCAATGGCGCGGCGCGGATTCGAAGCCGTTACGGCGGTCGTTTTCCATGCACCCATTACTGTTTTCGGGCTACGACGTGCGTTTTGAACGGGACAGTTACGAGGTAAACAACGACAAAAACAAGTGGCAAACAAAGGTGACCGTTGCCGCGTTGCGGGCATTACGGGCGGGCGACGTGGTAAAGCGCGGCGATGTGTGGCTGCTAGGGCTACGGCTGCGGGCGCAGGAAGCGCTGAACGGGACGGTTGAACGGGTTAGCGTTATAGCGCGGCGCAAGGTGAAGGTGTGGAACGGGGGGGGATGGGTGGCGCAGTTCACGGCTAACCCGTGCTGGGTAGCGTTGGACATACTGTTGGGCAATAATGCGCGGCGGCCGTTGGAACCCTACCCGACTTTTAGCGGCGGGGTGTGGTCTAGCGTGTACCTAAACATGCCGTCATTTTTGGCATGGGCTGCATATTGCGACGACAAGGGCATAGAAGCGGCGGGCGTAATAGAAGAAGCGGGCTCAGTGCTTGAAGCCTTGGAAATGCTTGCCACTGTCGGGCGTGCGAATTTCACAATAGTCGACGGGCGGTTAACGGTGGTGGTAGACAAGGAACGGGCGGGCGCGGTGCAATTGTTCACGGCGCGGAACGTTAAGGATTTTCGCATAACGGCGGCGTTTATAGAACAACGGCACGCGATTAGGTTCCAGTTCAAGGATGAAGCGGCCGACTACGCGGACGCGGTAGTCACGGCATACGCCGACGGCTACAATGCGGACGGGTCGAACGACTACGTGGTGGAACGGCTAGACGGGACTGGCACGGCGCGGCTTCGGGTGAATTGGGGGCCGATTGCCGAAGTGGAGAGCATTCTAGACACTACGACCAACACGGTAGTAGACCCCAGCGAGTACACGGTAGTCGCGGACGGGTGGGAAATTGAACGCACGGGCGGCAGCGGCGTGTGGGAAGAAGGGGCGGAAAGGTGGCGGGTCATATATTGGGCGGCGCGGCAACAGGCCACGGTGTTCGAAGACGTGGACATTCGCGGGGTTTCAAGGCGCGAGGTGTTGTGGCGGCTAGGGCGGTACATGCTGGCTGGGGCGCAGTTGCGGCCGCGGCTAATATCGTGGCGGTGCGATTGGGAGGGCATACTGTGCACGGTCGGCGACAGAGTGCGCGTGAGCCATTTCGCGGGGTTGATAGGGCTACGGTCGGCGCGGGTGGTCGAAGTTGTGCGCACGGCGGGCGGCGCGGTTGAACGGGTGCGGATTGATGACACGGTCATAATAGAAGCGGGCAAAACGTACGCGGCGGTAGTGCGCGCAAGCGACGGGGCTATAGTTGAGGCCATGCTGGCGTCGCCAGTAGGCGAGACGGATTGGCTGGTGTTCGGGACGCCGTTCGCGGCGGACGTGGCGCGCGGCGACGTGGTGGCGTTCGGAGAAAAGGAAAAGGTAACGCGGGACGTGGTGGTGGTCGGCATGGACTACGACGCCAATCTCGGCTGTACCATTACGGCGGTGGACTATAACGAGGCCGTGTACAAGGCGGAAACGGCGCCAATTCCCGCATTTGACGCGGGTATAACGTTGCCGCCGCCCGAAGCGCCGCGGGTTATACCCACGCCAGAAATCGTCGAAATATACGCGGACGAGCGGGCGGTAACGCGTGCGCAAAATAGGCTGGTGCCTGGCATTGGGCTATTGCTGAAAACGCCAAACAATCGCGGGGATGCGATGGACGCCGTGGAAGTGCTGGCGCAATTGCGTTTTACGACTGACGGAACGGCGGCGGGCTGGTGGGACGCGTGGCGCGGCGCGTTGGCGACACAAATTTTAATCGCGGGCGTTCGTGACAAAACGGCGTACGATGTGCGCGTGCGGTACATAGCGCGGAACGGCTTGGGCGGTGAATGGGCGACGGTGGAAGGCGTGGTCGTTAATGCGTTCGGCACGCCACCGCCCGAAGTCGAAAATTTAAGGCTCGTGTTCAATGATTTGGTGTGGGATTATTCACGGCCACCGATTGACCTAGCGGGCTACATGGTGCGGTGGGTGCCAGGGGATAGGTCGGGGGATGAAGTCTGGGCCAGCGGCGTAACCATTGGCGACCCAATACTCACGGAAACGCGGGCAGAAGTGTCCAAGTACTTGAACGTGGGCGCGGGCACGTTCGCCGTTAAGGCCATAGACGCGGCAGGGAACGAAAGCGCGAAGGCGGCACGGCTATTTTTCGACGGGGAAGCGGGCGGCGGTGTTAACGTGGTCTGGGCGCAGCACGAGCGCGATTATTTCTTGCTAAAAATGGCCAACCATATAGTAACGCGGGGCGAAGTAATCCCGTGGATAGACGGCGGGCCCGCAATAGCGGCGGAACGGCTAGCAAGCGCGGCATTTTGGGGCGATGACTCAGCGGGCTTTTGGGGCGATGATTCGGACATATTTTGGGGGCCCGACATTTGGGGCGGGCTAACATACGAATGGGAGGCGACGGTGCCGATGGTCAATACGCGGCGCGATAGTTTGGCGTGCTTTATTGAAGTGTACCCGAGCGACTTTGGCTGGGGGGTAATGCAAACGTTTGTGAAACTAGTCGGCGGGTGGGCGGAAATACCTCGGCAGTTGACCGTTGAAGCGGGGCGCACGTATAGGTTCAGGCTGAAGGTCGACCCATTAGTAGACTTTACTGAGTCGCGGTTCGTAGTAACGGACATAAAAACGGTCGTAGACGTTGATGACATAGTCATGCGGTTAACGGACGTGGAAATTACGGACGCGGCTAACGGCGTAAGGATTGAACCCGACCCGCGCATGACCCAAGTGGTCGAAGTAGTGCTCACGCAGCGCGCACCAAGTGCGGCGCGGTCGTTGGTCGTTGTTGACAGAACGGTCACCACGGGCATAATAATAAAGGCGTACGACGGGAGCGGGGCTGCTACAACGGCGCGGTTCGACGCGGTTATAAGGGGTTACTAACATGGCGGACTACCCAAATGCGGGTTATATAAGCAACGCGGCACGAACGCACGGCGAAATGAAGGACGCACTAGAGCAGTGGCTGGACGCCGACAAAAATGGACGGGTTAAAATAGTAGAAGGCTACAGTGGCACGGGCGGCGGGACCTTTTCGGTCGAGTGGGATTTCCCAAATGTGCACGAGGTGCTCGTTATTGCCATAGGCCAAGGTGGTGGCAAAGGGCGGGAATACGGCGACACTACCACGCCAACAGCGGACGGCGGCGATACGTGGGTCTACGTGAAAAAGGCAGACGGTACGGAAGCGGCACGGCTGTGGGCGCAAGGCGGGGCGCGCGGGGGCGATGCGGGTATGTACGGCGGCGTAGTCTATCCTGGTCGGGGTGGCGGCTTTGGGGAATTAGCGGGCGGCGGGCATGGGACCTTTGAGAAGGTGTACGACGCGGCGGCGGGAGCGCCGCGGTATTTCGGCGGGCAGGGCGGCGTTGGGTTCATGGGCTACGGCGATGGGTTTCCCGCGAGCGCGTCCTTCGTAAATAAGTGCGGGGGCGGTGGCGAAGCGGGCAAAATCGACATTAAAAAAATTTGGTTGGACGGTGAACGGGCCAACGGCTTTGTGCGGTTTAGGTTCCAGTTTACCTATAACGTGAACGGCGGGAAATATGGCGCGGTTATAGTGCTGTGGTAGAAAGGGGTGCGGAATGGATGCGTTTTGGTTCGAAGTGTTGCGCGCGGCGGCCACGGTTATACCCACAGTCATGGGCGTGGTGGGGTACGTGCGCAAAGAACAACGGCGGCGGGATATTGAAACGGCGGAGATGCAGTTCGCCATTAGGCGCCTAACCGAAGACATGCGGCGCGTAGAAACGGACGCGGTCGCGCGTGTTAGTGAGGTCAACGCGGCGGTGAAGGAAATAAGGGACGCGTTGGCCAGTATAGCGCGGGCGGTTGCGCGCATTGAGGGGCGGCTAAACGGGCATATTGGGAAAGACGGGGAGCGGTAAAATGAACAAAAAAACAAGGGGCGGCGTATAGCATGAAGCGCGACAAGGGCGCGGTCATAGACAGCGCTGGAATTGAAACGGTGCGCGGGCTAAACGTCACGGCGCAAGGGTGGGCGTGGGACAAAATAGTCGAGGCCAAACGAATCGGCGGGCTATTAAAGGGGCGGTTTGCGGTCGTGCTGCGCAATATAGGGGCTGGCGGGGCAGAGGCCGACGTTAAAGCGCTGACGCGGGACGGCATCAGTTCGCATTTTTACGTTGGGCGTGGCGGTGAAGTGGTGCAAATGGTGCCGCTGCATTATGCGGCCTGGCATGCGAACGTTAGCGCGTTCGTGCACCCACGTAGCGGGGCAATGTTCGTCGGCATGAACCAATACAGTTTAAGCATTGCGCTGGGCAATTGGGGCGAAGTGCGGCGCGGGGCGGACGGGCGGTTTTACGCGGCACCCATTCATTTCTCGCGTGTGGTCGTAGACGAAAGCATGGTCGTGAATGTTGGCGGGCTATTTTTTGAGCGGTATACGGCGGAGCAAGTCGAAGCCTTGGCCGACTTGTTAAAGCGCATACGTGCGACCTTTTCGGAAGTTGAATTTTTGCTCCGCAGGTCTGATATAGTAAGGCCTAGGATGAAATGCGACGAGCCAACGCTGGCGTTGGACATGGAACGGCTACGTGAAGAATGTGGTTATATTCGGCTATGACCCGAAAATCACGGTAAAAAAGGCGCTGTCTACGGCGGCACAAGTTGCGGTCGGGCTTGCTGCGGCGGATGTGGCGGCAAACGGCGCGGCGGGGTTTTTGGAGCGGCTCGCGAACGAGTGGCCATTTACGTTAATCCCGCTGATTTTGGGCGTTATTCGCGCGGTTGAAAACCTACGTAAAAATGCGAGGCCTAACGGTGTACTATGGCGCTGGCCTTGGGAAAAATAGGACGCGGGTTGGTGCAATGGCTACGGCGCAATGCGCTGAACAGGAGCAACGGCATGCGAGTCGTAATTAAGGAGTTTGGCGTGCGTGTGCGCGACGACGCGGCGCAAGGTGAAGGTGGCGCCGACAACCGCCTAACGTTCACCATAAGCACGGCGGAAGTGGACAGGGCGGGCGACGTGATTGAAGCGGACGGCTGGGACTTTGCCGCGTTCGAAAAAAATCCCGTTTTTTTGTGGTCGCATGACCCGTCCGACTTGCCGCTGGGCAAGGTGGTCAAGTTGTGGCGGGACGGTGACGCAATTGCGGCCGAGGTAGAATTTGCCCGCGCTGAAAATGAAAAGGCCGACAAGGTGTTCCGACTGTACAAAGGCGGGTATTTGAACGCGGTCAGCGTAGGGTTTAGGCCCATAGAAATGGAGCCAATAAAAAACGAAAATGGCGACATTACGGGGACGCGGTATAAGCGCGCGGAATTGCTGGAAGTTAGCGCGGTAAGCGTGCCAGCGAACCAAAGCGCATTAATGCGCATGGCTGAATTTTTGCGGGAAAAGGAAGCGGCGGACACGCAAGAATCACGGCGCGGCGGGATAACGGTACGGCTGCGGTCGGCCATTGCACCACACGAAACTGAAGTCACCGACATGGACACCGAATGGGACGCGGGCGAAATGGTGCGGCGGTTGCGTGAGGACGGGGATAGGGCTTACTACAGGGAAATGTTCGCGTGGGCGCCCGATGACCCCGACCTAGACCTTAGCAAATCGGCGTATAAGTTCCCGCACCATATGGTGGACGCGGACGGTAACATTGGGGCGGCGAATGCACGGGCATGCGTTGCGGGCATAGCGGCGTTAAACGGTGCGCGGGGCGGCGCGGACATACCCGAGTCCGACATTGAGGGGGTATATAAGCATTTGGCCAAACATTTGCGCGACGCGGGAATTGAACCGCCCGAGTTGCAAAAAGCACTGGCGGCAGTGGATAATGCGGAAACGCGCGCGGCTGGCGAAAGCGCGGGCGGCGAAAGCGAAAAAACGGAATTTGAAAAGTGGCTTGACACGGTCGACCTTGACCGTGTAATCTTGGAAGCGGTAGAACGGTACTGCGCTGGCGCAGGCAATAGGTAGAACCACATGGACGCGGAAGTGCGCAAGGCAATCGAAGACAAGGTCGCGGAAATTGTCGCGGCGCGGCTAAGCGACGCGATGAAAAACGCGGAAGCAAAGGCAAAGGAAAGCGCGGCGCGTGCGCCGTGGGTAGGGCTACCCGAGGGCGATGCCCCGAAACCCGCGGAAGTTAGCGGGCGCGTGATTCGCGCCATAATCGCGGCGCGCGGCGACATGAAGACGGCGCGCGACTTAGCGCTGGGCAGCGTTAAAACGCGGGCGTTCGGCGAAGCGGTGGAAAAGGCACTGCTCGCATCGCGGCCGACAAGCGGCGGCGTGCTGCTGGCGCCCGAAGTTAGCACGGACATTATTGGGCTGCTATACGCCAACACGGTAGTGCGCGGTAGCGGCGCGCCCGTGGTGAACATGCCAACGGGGCTCATGGACATCCCGCGGGTGGTTGAAGGCGACGAGGCGCATTACATAGGCGAAGGCGCACCAGCACCGACCACGAGCATGAAATTCGGCAAGGTGACGCTGGTCGCGAAAAAGTTGGCGGCGTTCGTCCCGATTTCTAATTCACTGCTGCGGTTTGACACGGCGGGCCAAGCGGACACAATCGTGCGCAATGACTTAGCTCGCAAGTTGGCGGTACGCGAAGACAAAGCATTTTTGCGCGGGAGCGGGGCGGAAGGCGAACCCAAAGGCATGCGGTACGCGTGCGACCCAACCAACGTCACGGCTAGCGCGGGCACGTCGCTGGCGCAAATACGCACGGACTTGAAGGACTTGCTGAACGCATTGGCGACCAAAAACGTGCCAATGACCAACGTTAACTGGTTCATGAACCCCGCGGTGGCTAACTATTTGCGCCTTGCCGTGTCCGACGGCAACGGCAACCTTGTTTTTGGCGCGGAGTTGGCGCAAGGGCGGCTCATGGGCTATCCCGTGCGGCTTACCACGAGCATACCCACGGGGCTAGGTAGCGGCGGGGACGAAACCGAGGTCATACTTGCGGACGTGGCTGAGACCGTTATAGGCGAAACCACCCAAATTTTAATCTCCGCAAGCGAAGAGACCGCGTACTACGACGAAAGCGGCAACGTTGTGTCGGCGTTCCAGTCCGACATGACCGTAGTGCGCGCAATCACGGAGCACGACTTTGCGCTGCGGCACGCGCAGGCGGTCGCGGTGAAAACGGGCGTAAAATGGTACTAGTACCATCACAAGGGTAAAGCATGAGCACATTTGAAAAGTTCGACATTGTTGCGGCGACCATTACGGGGGCGGCGTTCGCGCCGCAATCGGTAACAAGCGGGACCCCGATTAACGGCGAGACCATAGACAAAGAAGGGACAAACGTTAACGCAACGCATGCGGCGGTCGTACTGGTAGGTACGGCGACACTGAGCAGCGGCGCAACGCTGACGTTAACCGTAGCGCGGGAAACGGCGGACAGTTCTGGGTTCGCGGGGTCTACGGTTACCACGGCGGGCACGGTGACCATTAGTTCGAGCGGCGCATTTGCGGCGGCCGTACGCGTAGACGTGACCACGGCAAAGCGGTATCTGCGCGCACGGGTAACACCAACGTTAAGCGCGCCAGGTACGGACTCGGCGACGGTCGGCGCGGCGTATATGCTTGCGGGGTTGAGCGTGGTCTAAGCCCAAAGGGCTGTGTGTCATGGCGGGGCGTGTGCCTGCGGCTGTCGCGGGTACACGCCTTTTTTAGTTAGGGGCTTGGCGCGGTGATTAAAATAGAAAAGAAAACGGCGCGGCGGTACCTAGCGGAACCGTTGGGCGTGCTGGCGCAGTTCCAAATAGACGCAGCGGAGCGCGACTTTGTAGAGCGGTGCGTTTTGCAAGCGTCGGAAACGTTGGAGCGGTTCGTAGGGCGTACACTAGCACGGGCCAAAATACGGGAGCGGTTTTGGGCGCCGAATATGCGCGCGGGCGACGGGCTCGTACTTGCGGCGTACCCAATCGTGTCGGTCGTACAGGTGAAGGTGGACGGGCTTGGCGCAATTGACTTAAGCGGCGTGGACATGGTGGCGGCGGAGGGCGGAATATTGCGGTGGCTAGACGGCAGCGGCGTGCGGTGGTATAGCGGGGACATTGAGGTGGTGTACGTTGCGGGTTGGGTCGGCTACTACGCGGGGGACACGGCGCCGCCAGTAGACGGCGAATTAAACGACGGGGCGCCAAACGTGCCCGCGGACGTGGAGCGGATTGTGGCGGACTTGGCGGGCATTTTCTACGATGACCGTAAGCGCAACCTGTTGCGCGTAAGCGAAAGCGAAGGCGACGTCAGCGTGTCCTATAGGGCGGTGGACGAGTTTTTAGTGGAACGGGCGGGGCGATTGCGGTCACTATGGTGAACAATAGGGGCATGCACAAGACTAGGGCGCAGGTTTGGGTGGCCCAACGGGTTTATGACGGGCGTGGCGCGTGGCGCATGGAATGGCAAGACTTAGGCGCGCGCATATGGTGCAGAATGGTGCCATCAAGCACGGCGGAAATACAGGCGGGCGGCTTGCCGCAAAATGTGCGTTATTACACGGTTTACTTGGATTACGGCGCAAGCATAGAGCGCGGGGACAAAATACGAATAGGCGCAAACGACTACATAGTCGAGTCGGTAGTGGTGCAAAGTGAAGGCGGGAAAAAGGTCATAGTACGGGGGACTGAACGTGGCCAGTAGATTCGAACCAAACCCGCAATTTATTACAAGGGTAGTCGGCGAGTTGGAAGGCATTGGCAAGCGACTAGGCGCGGGGCTGGTCGGCGAAATCACTAAGGTGCTGAACGTGCGGCAACCCGTGGCGTTTGTCACTAGCAAAAAAACGGGGAACAGGTACATAGTCGGGCTCGAGCCGTCGGAACCTGGCGAACCCCCCAAGATGCTAACGGGGCGGTTGCGCGATTCAATAAGTTACGCGGTCGAACGTGACGGGAATAAGGTCGTGGTGAATTTACGGGCTGCGACGAATTACGCGGCACGGCTTGAGTTCGGCTTTGTTGGCGTGGACAGGCTAGGGCGAAGGTACACGCAAGCGCCTAGGCCGTACATGCTGAGCACAATTTCAAAGGAATGGCAGCGCGTACTATACGAAGCGGCAAAGGGATAGGGCTAGGCTATGCTGGCGGATTGGATAAGTGAGGCGTTGTACGAATATTTGGCGAGCAATGCGACGGTGGCGGCAATGGTGAGCACGTACGACGGGCGGCCGGCCGTATTCTTCGGGGATTCGGTGCCCGAAGGGGCGGACTTGCCGTTCATATGGGTGCAACCAGCGCTGGCGGACAGCGCGGCGGACAGCAAAACAACGCGGGCGCGGGTGCGGCGGTACGTGCTAGGCATATACGCGGCGGCGGACGGGCGGGCGGCATGGGTAGACGACGCGGCGGAACGGCTACGCGGCGAATTGCACCGCGCGAGCATTATTTCGGGCGAGGGCGCGTTCGTGGTTACGGCGGCGGACATTGTAGGCGCGGCGCCTAGTAGCGAGCAGATAGTCGGGCGGCTGGTACAGTTCACGGTGCGGTTCGCCGAACGGTAGGGCTGCGGTTATGCGCGCGCGCATAAACATTTGAACCGTTGCATAAAATATAAGCGAGCGCGTATATTATGGCATAGGCTAGGAGGGTTAAAAGGTGTACACATACCCGACCACGTTAGCAACGTACACGGACATAGACAAGAACATGACGGCGTTAACGGGCGTGGCGGAGTTCGCGTTGGGCGACCGCGGCGTGCTATACCTTAAGGCCGTCGGCGGGGCGGCTACGGTGCGAATACATAGACGCGGCGGTGGCGGGTACTACCCAGATGTTGCGTTCGATACCATCACAATGGCGGCCAATTCTATTTGGGCGGTGTTTAACAGTCCGCGGTACGGCGGCATTGTTAAGGTTGAAAAGGTAAGCGGTGACGTGCGGTTTAAGGCGTTGGCAAAATAGAGCGGCGGGGTGAACGGTATGGCGACAATTAGCGCGACAAGATTCTTGGACGATGCCCAGGGCGCGTTTGCGCTGACGGGTTGGGCGGCGTTGGACGCGTCGCCAGCGGAAAATGTTTATAAAAAGCAAGGCGGGGCGTGGCTACTATTGCGGAACACGAGCGCGGACACGGACGCCACGGTAACCATTGGGGCGGCGGCCGAATTGATTCGCGCGACCGATAGCGGCGTAATAGGGCAAACGGGCGGCGTACAGGTCACATTAGAAAAAGGCGGGTACGCGTACGCGTTCAATGTGGACGCCGTGAGCGGCGATGTTAAAATCACTACAAGCAGCACAACGGTGCAAGCGTTGGCGTTCGTATTTGTGAGGTAGTGCCATGCGGCAAATCAATTTGCGAAAAACCCCGTTCGCGGAGTTAACGTTTGAAGCGGCAACGGGCACGGTAGAGTTGCCGTGGCGGTCGTGGCTGGTCGGCGAAAATACAAGCGCGGGGCTAACGGCAACGATAACATTCCCGCGGCGGATTCAAATGGCGCGCGGGCGGTGGCGGCCCGAAGAGAAGACGGTGGCGGTGCCAGTTGCGCCGTTGGTCGTGCTGCGGGTGGCGGAGCCCGTCACGGTAACGCTGAGCGGTTCGGGCTTTAGCGGCACACTGTTCACGGACATGTGGGCGGCGCGGACGTTCGATAATCGTTACACGCCAATCGTGGCCATGGAACCGTATGCGTTTTATTCGGGGAATTGGCAAGTTATGAACACGGGGCACACGGATTTGCGGTTTTCGGCTGGGCTGGTCCTGTTCGATAACCCCAACCCAACCCTAGCGTTTAGGCTTTTGCCCAAAGGTGCGGGCGCAGCGGCGGATTGGGTAACCATCCCGATGGAAACCTTGCCCATTTTAAACAACAATAGGCGCACGGTGATTAATACAACCCCCGCGACCATTTCAATGATGAGCGGCGGTACGGGCTACGACTTAAGCACGGCGCCGCCAGCGAATGTTAAAATTGCATTCTTAGTCGAGCCTGGCATATAGTAAAGAGGCCTGCTTGCGGGCGTGTAGGTTAGAACACTATGGCGAACGAAATTAACGGCAGTAGGATTTTGGTGTATGCGTCGGCGGACGGGACGACGTTCGTGCCGTTAGCAGCGCAACGCGGCGGGTCGCGAACGCGGAACCGCAACGCGATAGACGTTTCAAGCAAGGCGGACGATGCGCAGCGCGTTATTAACGGACGTTATTCTAGCACGGTAAGCGTGGACGGGCTGTGGATTCTTAGCGACGCGGCGTTAACCATGCTACAGTCGGCGGTGCAAAACGGCGACCCCGTTTATTTGCGGCTTTACATTGACGGCGTGGCCAAGGAAGAAGCGGAGGCCGTGTGCACGGACTTGACCGAAAACTACCCCGACCAAGACGTGACCACGTACACGGCATCGTTCACGGTGAGCGGTAAGTGGGCCACGGTATAGCGGGCGCACGGCTAACGGGCGGCGACATATTCCCCGCTGGGCGGGAAAGGAGACGGTATGGCGCGGTATGTTGAGGTCAACGTTAGCGGTAAAAAGTACGCGGCGGCGCTGAACACCACGGCGTTGCGCGTACTTGAAGAAGTCCACGGCATTAACCCGACCGAAGTTGCCAATGCGACGGGTCGGGTTAGTTTTTTGGGTCGGTTTTTCCATGCGCTGCTGGAAGGTGGGCGTGTCGCGGCGCGGGCCAACGGCATAAGCGACGCGGAAAATGCACGGCGGCGGCTTGATTTGGAAGACGCCGAAGCCTTAGTCGACGAAATCATGGGCGCGGGCGGCGTGGTGAATACGGACGCGTTCGGCGCGGTAAGCATAGCGGACTTTTTTGCCAAGGTTTCGGAAATGTCGGCGTTCCGATACGTGCGGGACAAGCAAGCCGAAGACAATGGGGGCGCGGACGGGGGAAACGCGGCGACGGGGGCGGCGGGGGAATAGCGGAGCCGTACTACGTCGGCGCAATGCGCACGGCACTACGGGCGGGCATTAGCGAAGCGCAGGCGTGGGCTATGACGGTCGGGGAAATAGGCGACGCGGCAGCGTTAGCACACGAACGGGCGGAATCCGAAGAGATTGCACGGGTACGGCTGGCGTACTACACGGCTATTTTCGAACGGCAGGAGCGGTTAAAGCCACTCGAGTTTTACCTTGCGCGCGCGGGGGCGCGTAAACCACCAACGCGGGAAGAATACGAGGCGGTCAAGGCTGAAGCGCTGGCGCTGTGGCAAGCGGACGCAAAACCGAAGGCGGTCGCGCGCGGCATGGAACGAAAAAGCAAGGAAGGCGGCGACTAGGGCGACATAATGGGCCAAATTGGCGCGTGTATTATATCGGGGCGGGTGGCGATCGCGGCTCCTAGGGCATTCTAGGCCCATATTTTTTTGGGGGTAATATGCGAAAATTGCAGTACGGCGGGGGATTTGGCTATTTTGCGCGTACGCGGTTGTCGGCGTGCACGTGGTCGTCGGGGTAGTTGTATTTTACCCAGTCGAAATACTTGGCGGCAATAGGGCCAAGCACGGCGGACGGGATAATTTTGCCCGTGGTGCGGTGTATGGCGTAGAAGTCCACGGCTATGCCGCCATATTCGGGCAAGTGCTTAGACGTGCGGGATACGGCGCCACCTTGGTCGGTGTACCCAAGGCGGGCGGCAAGGGCTTCATTTTCGGACGGGAGGCGGGTGCCGCATGTTATTTTTATTATTACGTCGTTGCCCAGTTCGCGGTTTAGGTGCGCGCGTAGTTGTTCAAGGGACACCAATAGGGTCGGGTGCACGATTACCAACCCAGTTGTTTTACTTTCAAATTCGTTTAGGCTGAAGTTCGACACAAGTTGCCCGTTTAGGTCGGTGAACAGTTTAATGTGGTTCGATTCCGTAAGCATTACCCAAAAACCCCGTAAAGAATGCCCAAGGCTGCGCCCGCGCAAAACACGGCGAAATAAATCAGGGCGCGGACAATAAGCGGGATAAGGTGCTGGCTGCCGCGGGCAATGTGGCGGACTTCGTTCAGCATGGTCTTAACCCTTAAGCGCGGACAGTATAACGGTTTTTTGCGTTTCGAGCCAAGTGTTGAATTTGTCGCGGAACGAAGCGGCTAGGTTTATCTCTTCGCGTAGGTGCAAATGCCAGGCTTTTATGTAATAAACGGGCGCAAGTTTGCGGCCGAAATACGGCACAAGCGTGCAAAGGCAATTAATGTCTTGGTCGGCTATGCCAAAACCGCCAGGGTGGTACGCGGTCTCGTTGCGGTCGTTCACGAACGGCTCGGCTATGGGGCGGACTTGGCCGTCAAGGCGTGAGCCAGGGCTGTGTTCTTCGCGGTGTTTGACGGGTCCTTGGGCAATGACCCACTGAAGGGCATGGCTACCTGCTTGTGCAAACGATTCGCGGCGGGCAAACGAGGACGCCGTGTGTACTTCGGTGCGGGCTATAGCGTGCGACCGTACGCCACGGGCATCGTTGAACACGTCCACAATGGCGTCCTGTATTTTTGCAATGGGCAAACCTTCTTGCACGGCGTTGGTTAGCGTGTTGCGTATGCGGCGGCGGAGCGATTCGGTTACGACGCCCTTAATGCGGGTAGCGGCGCGCGTGTTTAAAAATTCAAGCACGGCGGGGCTGGCTAGGTTGAAATTAATCGAGCCGAGCCCGAAGGATATGCCTGCCGTGTTCCCAATATAGGTCAAAATTTTGGCATATTCGGGTTTTAGGATTTGGACAAGGTCGTCGGTTGAAAGTTGGGCGGCTATGCGCACGGCATCGGTTTCCGAAAGTGATTTTTTAAGGTACGCGGGTGCGGCCGTGGCGGTGGTCGGTTGGTCGGGTTGGTCGGGCGGTGTTTCGTCGGCGGGCGGTTCGTCGGTAGACGCGGGGCGGGTGCCAGGTATACGTTCCCGAATTTGTGCAAGGTTGGACACGATGAACTGACCGCCACCGTTCGGGAACGGCGGGAGTTCGGCCACGGCACGCCATTCGTCTAGCGTGAACGCCATGGGCATGGCGGACATTGCGCGCAGTTGCAGGTCGGCGTCGGCTTGCGCAAGTGGGTAGTAGTCGAGCGCATAGTCGCCGAAGTCGGGCGCAAGTTGCGACTGAAAGGCCGAGCGGAATACTTCAACAATGGGCTCGACCGTGTGCCGTATGAAAAGGTACTCGGCGGCGGAAATGGTCGCACGGTTCGAATTTTGCACGTCGCCCAATAGTTCGGGCGGGATGGCAAAAATGCGCTGAATATAGCGGGCGAGTTCGGTGCGGGCCGCCAAGGTCGCCGTAATGTTAAAGTCGTTCGGGAGCACGGTGACCGTGATGTCTTTGCCGCTGATGGCTGCGGCGCGGCCAGTATTGCGGGCGCCACCGTAGCGCTGGGCCCAATCTTGCTCAAGGCGGCGCGCGGCGGCGGGGTCGAACGTGCCCGTGATGAGCAGGTCGGGGCGTGCGCGGTTTTGAATTTGCGCAAGGGTATACTCGCTGATGGCTTCGTCTAGGGCTATCTCGTCGACTAGGGTCTGCGCAAGTCCTAGCGTTTTGCGGTACGGCGCGGTAAAGTCGGGCAAGTAAATATGCACGACGTCGGCTGGGCTTGCGGTCATGGTGTGGCCGAATAGGCTAAAACTATATTGCGGCATTTGGCCAAACGCGGGGCGCGCGGTAATGTCGGACTGCGGGACAATCCACAAGGCCGTGACCGTGCCGCTGTCGTCGCGTTGTTTATAGATTAGGACTTCGCCAGTGGTAAGGTATAGCGCGGCGGCAAGGCGGTAAAAGGCCGACTTTCCTATGGCGCACGGGTTCTCCAATAGCGTTAAAATGGGGGCGGATTCGTCGGCTTCGGTGAACGCGCTGGGGTATTGCCGCGTAATAAGGCGGCGGGTGTCGGGCGCGGACTTTTTCAAAAGGCGGAAAGAACGGGCGGCATCGGGTGGCGTGGCATTGGTTGGGGTATAGGCGCGCCAGACGATTTGGGCAACGGCGCCGCCTATTTTGTGAATTATAGCGGCAAGGGTCGGCACACGCGAGGCATACTGCGCGGCGATATATGCGTCGCGGGTCGGCACGGGTGTATGCGTGGGCAGGTAGAACGCCATAGGCTCGGGTGCGTTTTGCTTGCGTATGCGCGGCATAGTATTCTTTTAGTATGCGACAAGTCGCGGACTAAAGTTAATTATGCCACGGGTGACGGGCGAAAGTCATAAAAAAGCAATAAAGCGGCGAGGTGCGGGCTATGGCGTTTAACGTACAAGGGGGCGAGATTCGCGTCCCAATAATACTCGAAGGAATGCAAGCGTGGCAGCAGTTGAAGCAAGCGGCGGCCAACGCGGTCAATGCGCTGCGCGGGGTCGACTTGTCGGTCGAACGCATAAAAAACGGGTTGACACGGCTGGGGCCAATCGCGGGCAAGGCATTCCTAGCATACGGCGGCGCGGCCACCACGGTTATACACCAGATTAACGCGATAAACGAAGCGTCGGACTTTTTGCGCGCGCGCACGGGCAAAATGGGGGAAGAATTCGAGGGCGTGTTCGGCGCGGTGCGGCGGTCGTTAAGCAAGACGGCGTCGGACGTGATGACCGTGGCGGACGTGGTCAAAATTTTGACCATTCACCTTAATTTGTCGGGCAAAGACCTAGAAGAATTAACGGAGCGGTTAACGGCAGTTAACGACGTAATGGGCGAAAACGTCGCGGAAGAATTTGCCCGAACGGTTAAGTTTTTTGGGCTAACGCAGGACGAATACGAGGCACTGCTGAACACGGCCGTAAAAGTGTCGCAAGAAATAGGCGGGTCGGTGGCGGACGTGTTGGCATCGGCGCGCATGCTGAACCTATTAGGTCCAGCGCTGTTCACGAATTGGGAAAAGGCATTTGGGGCCATAGCAAAAGCAAAGGAGGCGGGGGTAGAAGTCGAGCAAGCGAAAAGGGCGGTGGTCGGGCTGGTGGTGGCATTGGACCAGATGGCGGCGGTGACGGGGCTCAATATTGAGCAAGTTTGGGAACGGCTTGGGGCGGTGATGGCGCAAGACACGGCGCAAGCCAAGGAGTTGCAAAAAATACTGTTCGGCAGTACGGTCGCGGGCGCCGCGGCGCGCAAACTGTTCGAAGTGGGCGCGTTCGACCCGCGGGCTATACAGGAAGCGGGCGAAGAATTACGGCGGTCGGCGGAAGACGTGATCCACATGCGCGAGGCCGTGCTGAGCGCAGATTCCGCATTTTCGTTTTTCATTAATAACGTGCAGCGCGGGCTGGCGCCAATGGTCGAAGATTGGGGGTTTTGGGGGCAGGTCGGGCGCCAAGCGGCGAAACAAATCGGCGACGGGCTGGAATGGGTAACATCGGCGTTTATGCGGTTGCCTGGCGTGGTGCGCACGGCAATAGAAGGGTTTAGTTTGTTCGCGGCGGGCGTGTCGGCGGGGACGTTAGGGCTCGGGCTGTTGCAACGGGCGCTGGAGTTCGTCGGGCTGCGGGTCGATTTGCTAGGCACGGCGTGGCGTGCGATTGCCGCGACGTTCGGAATAGTCTGGCGGGTCGCGGGCTTTGTCGCGGCGCGGCTGACCACGGTCGGGGCGGTCATTGCTGGCGCGGCAGCGTGGGCCAAAGTGTTCGCGGACTGGCGCGAAAGCATTGCGGGCGTGGCGGCTATTTGGGACGTGCTAACGGGTAAGGTGGGGGTGTTCGACGTATGGCGCGAACTGAAAAGGGAAATAGGCGACGCGTTGGGCATAGACGTGAACGCGTTAGAGGTCAAGTTCGACGAAGCGCTGGGCGTAATTTTTTCATTCGCGGGCAAGGTCATAGACACGTTTAGCGAATTGAAAAGCGCCGTGACGGACACGGCCAAAAGCATAGCGCAATCGGTCGCGGGGTGGTTTTCATGGTTGGGCGACACGTTGGTGTTCCATTCAATCGTGCCCGACATGGCGCAGGAAATTGTCGCGGTATTTCGCGACATGTACGGCCGGCTGGGGGTGCTGTCGCAGGACTATTTTGCCGCCGAAATTGAACGCGTGAAAAAGCAAGCGGAAGCAATAGTCGACGCCTACGAAGAAGCGGAACGGGCACGCATAACGGCCACGCGCAAAGTGCTAGAAGCCGCGGACGGTGGCGGCGGCGCGGGTGGCGCGGGTGGTGCGGAAGGGTTGAGCCCAGAATTGCAGCGGGCTATGCAGTTGGCTGGGCTAACGGCGGCGGGTGGCACGGGCGGCGGGGGCGGCAAAATGGTCGAGAAGGAGGTGGCGGTATTTTCGGCGGAAGAACAAAAGCGCATGCTGGACGAATTAACGGCCAAAACCAACGCAATGCGCGACGCCATAGCAAACGCGGGGGAGGAGTTGGTGCGGTTCTTCGACATAGTCGGGCAGGCCGACCCATTGGCGGCGCTGGCGGGGCAAGTCTTCGACGTTGTGCAGTTGTTTGAACGGTTCGGCGGGCTCACGCCTACGGTGGACGTGTTGGACGCAATAGGCGCAAAAATTGGGGTCGCAAACCTAAACCTTGACCAAATGCTAATGCTGCACGAACGACTGACTGAAGTGGCGGGGAAATTGGGCGGGGTGTACGAACGCGTGGCGGACGGACTTTTGGAATGGTGGCGCGCGGCGCAAAAGGCCAAGAACGCAACGGACGCCGTGGCAACGGCAACGGTAACGGTAAAAAGGTCGTTCGCCGACATGTGGAAACAAATGGACGCGGGCGAGCGCGCCATGGCAATAATGGACGGCATTGGTCGCGTACTGGCGGCATTGCCGCAAAAATTTAGGAAGGTGGCGCAAGCGGCGGACGTAGGGTTCAACATTGTGCGCGACGCGATAGAAATAGCAAAGGGCAATCTGTTGGCATTTTTCGACATTTTGGCACAAGTTTTAAGTTTGCTGGGCATTTTTGGCGACAAAGTGGAAAAGGAAAAAAGCGCGTTCGAAAAAATGAAGGACGAACTAAGCGACGCGCTGGAGGACTTTTCGCGGCGGTTTGCCGAAACGCTGGCGACTTTAGTGCGCGAAGGCAAGGCACAGTTTGGGGACTTGGTCGACTATATACTAAACAAACTGTTAGAGATAACGCTGTACTACACCATCTCGTACCCAATAGAGCAAGGCATACGGGCGGCGTTTAAAGGCATATTTGCCAAGGGCGGCGTGTTCAACGGCGGGGGCGTTGTGCCCATGGCGCGCGGCGCGGTCATAACGGGGCCAGTGGTCGCACCAATGGCGCTGATAGGCGAGCGCGGGCCCGAGGCCGTGTTGCCGTTAAAACGGTTCGCGGACGGGTCGCTGGGCGTACGGGCGGAAACCACGGGCGGCGGGGTCGTGGTCAACGTGTTTAACAACGCTGGCGGGGTCGAAGTAGACACGCGCACAACACGGGCGGCGGACGGGACTAGGGCGGTCGAGATATTCGTTAAGGAAGCGGTGCGCGCGGGACTAATGCGCGGCGACTTTGACGCCGAAATGCGGAGCATGTACGGCGTGCGGAGGCTAGGGTTTGCATGAGCATAGTGTGGCCATTTAGTGACGGGCTTGGCGCAATGCCGCAAAGCGTAGAAGTGAGCGAGGCCCCCGATGTCCTAACGCAAACGGTAGACGTCGGCGCGCCAAAAACGCGGCTATTGCGGCGCGTAGCGGACAAAATCGTAAAGGTGCGAGTGCTAATGAACGGGCAACGGCTGGAGCAGTTCATGGACTGGTGGCGGCTGTCTACACGGTGCGGCATGTTCGAGTTCGAATGGGTGGACGCGGTCGGGGACGGGCTCGCAACGTACAGGTTCGAAACGGCGCCGCAGTATAGTCTTGTGCGCGGCGGTCCCACGTCGGCGGCACGGGTGTGGGAGGTGACTTTTACGGCGCGAATGTTAGGGGCTTGATTTTGGCGGGCGGGTGTGCTATAGTTAGCGCGCGGAACAGTTGAAACCCGACCCATAGCGACGGCGCGGCGAAGCGTGAGCAACTCCCTACCCCTCTCCTTCCCTTGTTTTCCCTGCCGCGTCGTCGCGTTTTTTGTGTATTTTGGCCGTAGGGGCGCGAAAAAACGGCGGGACGGCAACGAATACGGGACGCGGGGCTATCGCGCCAAGGCGGGCAAAATTGCGCGGGTTCTTGCCAAGCGGTTGGGCGGAACACATTCTCGCGCGCGCGCGCGTGCGCGCGTAATCCCCAAATGTTCAACAAAGACCAAGGTACAAGGCTAAGACTAAGACTTAAACGCAATAATAAGAGAGAGAACCCTATAGTAGTAGTCGGGGGTGTGGAAAAGTTGCGGCCTTTTGTGGAAAACGGTCGTAACCAGTTGAAAATACACGACTAAAGATGCCTATGGGGTTGTGGATAAGTTGTGGAAAACCTGTGGATAAGTTGTTAAAAAGTTGTGGAAAAACGCGGGCGGGCGGGCTGGCTAACGCGCACGTAACGAGCGCGGGCATAGTGCTAGCGCATACGGTCGGCACGTAGGCAATGCGCCACGCATGCCTTCCAAATTTTCCCGCGGGGCATAGCGCGGGCGCATGCATGGCACGCACACACGGCGCACACATACACACGTGCGCATGCGACAGTGGCACGCACGCATGTACACACGGGCACGGCGCACACGCATAGGCATAGGGCGGCGGAAAATGGGCCAAGTGGGCACGTGTGTTATATCGGGTCGGGGGGCGATCGCGGCTCCTAGGCCATTCTAGCGGCATAGTTTTTTGGGGGCAATACGTAAAAATGGCCGTGCGGCACGGATTGGGCTATTACACGCACGGCACGGTGCGCACGCGCGCGTACGTACATGGCGCACACGCGGCCACGCAGTGCATACACGGCGCACGCATATGCACACGGGACACGCACGCAATGCGTGGCATGACTACATGCGCATGCGCGCATAGGCACGTACACGGCGCACATGCATGCATATGCACATGGTGCACACACAGGCATGCAATGCGTGGCGTAAATACACATGCACGCAAACGCATGCACACGGTGCACGCATACATATACGGCTCGCACGCACATGCGCGAGACCCTATATTTTACTAGGGTTTTCAAAAGTTGCACTCGCGTGCAATGGTTCGCGTAATTACGCGCACATGCCGACATGCGTGAAACCCTATATTTTACTAGGGTTTTCACACGCAAAAAATTTTGCTTGACTTTGGGGGTTACTTTGTGTTATGATTTAGGTAGAAGGTTGGGCATGGGGCCCAACCAAAAACAAGGAAAGGAGACAACAATGAACACAAGCAAGAGCCAATCGCAAGCGACCACCTATTACACGCCGCTGATTGCGCGGTTGCCGCGCGCGAGCCGTGTGCGTAAGGCATACGAACACGGGAAAATGTCGTACGCCCGCGCGGTGTACGCGGCGAGCATGATCATCGCGCGGCTCGACGGTGCGGTGTACGACACGCCGCTGTGCACGAGCCCCGCAATGCTGCGGGATGCCGTAGAAGAATATAGCGCGCAACTGCGTGCGCGCGAGTACGAATTAAACCAAGGCAAAAGCATGCACCCGATCCCCGTAGACTAAGCGAGCCCGCAACGGCTGGCGCAATGCCCCGACGGTGGCGTAACGAGCCCCGTCGGGGTTCGTGTTTCATGGCATGCGTGAGACCCTATATTTTACTAGGGTTTTCGCAATCGGCACGGGCATGCAATGCGTGCACGTAATTACGCGTGGACGGTGCACGCATACGGCGCACGCATGCAATGCATGGCGTGGCTACATGCGCATGCGCACGCACACACAGCGCGCGCACGCATACGCGCGGGCATGTAATGCACGGCATGAATACATGAGCACACGCACATACATGCATGTGTATAGGCTGGCAATGTGGCCAAATTGGCGC